TAGCATCCTTTCTCTCCCCCTTCTGTGTTGCTTTTCTTAACTCCTCTACTGACTTATAGTTGGTTCCCATACGCTGATTATAAAGTCTTAACTTTGCTAACTCTTGCTCTGGACTGATAATTATCTCTTCCTCTTCGTTCATTATCTCATCTTCCCAAGAACTATTATACAGGTAGGTGTATGGGTTCTTTCTATACTGCTTATCAGTAGCCTTAACATATCTTTTGGTGTGGTTCATAATATCTTCCTCTAAAGAGTGGTCTAGCTTTTTAATCCAAAACTTTAAAGCTTTTTCCTTTCCAACCTTTTTATCATATAATTTCCACCAAATATCAAAACTTTTATTATACTCTATATTAGTATCTATATTAATAGTAACGGAAGACCCTCCACTTTTAGGCGACCCCCCCTCCACTTTTACGACACCCCCCCTACACTTTTTGGCGAGGGTTATAGTTCTGTGTGTATTATCTATTATTTCTACTTTTATCAATCCCATATTTTTTAGTGAGTTTATTGTCTTTGAAACACTATTTATAGATGTGGATAATAAGTCAGCAAAGTATTTATTGGTTGCAAAGCATCCCTTATCGTTATCTAAATTAGTGATTTTAGCTAAGACAATCTTCTCTAAATAGGTAAGGTCATCATTCCTTAAAATATTACCTGGTATTACTACATAATCGTTCATTGCTACTCCTTTAAAATAACTTTGCTTGTACTTGTGGTTTGTAACTTGCATCGTATCTTTTATTTTCACCTTTCGGATAAGGTTTTATTTCATAAATTAAATTTTCTAACATTTCTTTTTTTTGCTTTTTTGAACCCATAAAATAAAAATATCTATGCTTCCTTGGTCTATCTACAAGATAAACATTGTCTTCCCCAAATTTAGCTTTTAAAAGCTCAACCTTATTTAAATGACCTTTGTCGCCATCACTTCTACCTACCATATCTAAAACAGATGCACCGTGCATATGTTCATATCCCTTAACCATATAATCTTTAAATTTAGCTGACAATCCTGTGTAAATCCAATTAGTAGCTTGGTATATGTATCCATTGTGATTTTGTGAAGTATCTGCATAACTAACTAAAACCTTTGGTTTTGGCATAATTTTTATTGTGCTAGAAACAAAATAACTAAGTACATTTTTTTCTAATGATTCATTGACACATAATCTATTCAACTCCAAAAAATTGTCTTGGTGCGTACCACTTAAAGCATTTTGTATTAATTTATGAGCAACAGGTCTTCCATAAGTGCAAACGCCTATCAAAGAGCCATCTTTATATAAACCAAAAGCATAGGATATTGATGGTATTCTTTTAGCATAATGCTTATGCAACAACCAGTCATATGTTTCTTTAGAATCTATAGACTCCACACTATATTCCTTTTTCATCGCTACTCCTTAATTGGTTTATAAACTAATACAAAACAATCACAATTATTACAACTTAAATTACTTACTATTCCTTGTCCTTCCATATTATAATCTTTGTAGTCGTGGTCACCACCCCAAATCAATTCTTCTTTACAATGCCAACATTTCATAATTTAAACTTTGTTTCTAGTTTTGCTTTGGTCTTAAGTATTCCACTCTTATCAAAAGCATCCTCATACATATAATAAAAGTGTACTGCACAATCTACTGACTTTTTATCAAACTTAACTTCTTTAAAAAGGTTGGTTCTCTGTGTTGGTCTAGAACCCATAAAATCCTTCTTACAATGAATAAGTCCAAGTCTGTCTATCTGTTGGTCTGGGTGTAATACATCCCACAGCATCTTGTACATACTAAGCTGAATAACATAAGTATAGTCCTCTAAACTCTTTGAGGTCTTTAAGTCAAGCATCCAAGTTTCTCCATCTATCTCAGCCACTAAATCACAGCGACCTGCAAATGGACACACTAACTTACCTTGCTTTAAAGACTTAGAATATAATACCTCTTCTACTGCTATAACAGTTGGTTTTGATTTAAAATACCACTGACAAAAGCTAATGACACCCTTTTGAACCTCTGGGTCGTGCTCTATTAAAAGCTCTTCTCCAAGTAAAAGTTTCTCACAGCTATCGTGTACAGCAGAGCCCACCCTTAAAGCCTCAGAAGTTGTGGTCAGATATTTATCGTAGTCACCTTCTGATTGTTTTATAATATATTTTAATAGAAAATGAGGGGTGGGACAGCCATACTTAGTAACGGTTGTGACAGAGGGGACATAAAAGCCCCCAATGTCATAGAATCTTCCGTATCTGGTACCCTTTACTACCTTAAACACTTGCTTGCTTTTTTCTGCCAGCTATTTCAAGATTAAATCTCTTAGTTAGCTCTGGGTCTTTTTTATCACCTTGACTTATGTACCATTGAATGTAATCGGTGGGTATTTCGGATATCTTCTTACCACTATGCTTACCAAAGGTTATAACATAGTCTCTAGAAGAAATAGGCTGGGTTCCGTCAGAGGAAGAAGCCTCTTGGGGATTCGGAGTAGCGTTCCTCCCAGCCTTTTTAGTTTTATAAAGGTCTCTGCCTATACCCCATTTAACGCAAGCACGCTTAAATGAATCGCTAACTATAGACTTTTCCTTTTCAAAGTTTGCTTCACTGCCAGTATCCCATTTTGTTACCCATACTCCGTTAACAAATATAGAGACACCACACATCATCAAACCTTTTACTTCTTTGTAGTTATCACACCAATTTCCAGGACCACAAATCTCATCTAGTGTATCCATACAGTAACGAGCATCTATATAGGAAAGTGTTTTCCCTGCCTGTTCCCTGTGTTTAATTTCTGATTCTGGTGTTGGTGCTGTTAATTTAGATAAATCAATCTTACTCATAGTCGCTACTCCTTATGTTTATGTAAGAAGTTACAATATATAATATATTAATTGCAAATAATTTTTCAAATAAATAAAATTTCTCGTTATAAAATAAACTTTTTTAAAGAAAGTTCTTGCATATTAAATATATTCTTCGTATATTATATTAGCGTTCAATTAAAAAAGGAGTAGCAAATGAAAATAAATACAGATTATATATACGATAGAATTGAGAAGATTAGTGAGTTACACTATCATCTGTGCAATAGGTCAAACTATCCGATAGATTTGTGTCAAGGAAGTGACCCAGGGGAAATGGTAACCATTAAGCATTATGAAGAGTTTATTGAAAATTGTATTAATTTTATGGAAGATGTAGCTTCACAAGATTTTCATCAAAATGATTCTGACTACAAATCTCAATTACGAAGAAGTAAGTACTTACTAAAGAAAATTAAAGCAAATAAAGGAGTAGCATAATGAAAAAAATAACAATAGAGTTAAATCAAAAAGATATTAAAACTATAAATGGAGTAAAAAAAGATTTTCTTCGTTATATAGAACAAGAAACATTGCATTTGAACTCTTTAAAAAAAGAAAATACGATAGTAAAGGGAACAAACTATTATTCAATAGTAGACCCAATAAAATTATCATATGAACAAGAAAGAGTTGATGGGTTGTGGGATTTATATGAAAAGTTATATTAATAAAAACACTTAACTCAAAAAGTGGTAAAAGGGGAGCGTAAAAACTCCCCTTTTTTTTTGTTATTTTTTCTTAGCTAATATACCTTCAAGTATTTCCATTAGACCATCAAAAAGTGAATTTATAATATCCTCTTCTCTGGCTTCTGAAATTAGAGGGATGTTAATCTTCTTATTAATCTCATCAACAATTTCTTCTTTATTTTCTTTTAGGTAGTTTACTATTAGTCCAGCTATCATTGTTCTTTATCCTTTTATTAGTTTCTTTAGGGTTAGTAGTCCAACCACCAAACCAACGCAAACCGATGCGAAGTTTAAGTATGGACCAAGCATTTCAAAATAATTTATCATAGCTCCTCCTAGCGATGATGACATTCCTACTAATGGCTTTTCAATCATTGTTACTAGTGTATCTCTCATTTACTCTCCTTTGTTAAATTTTAATCAGTACCCTCGTACTGCCTTATTTTATAACTGCATTTGTCACAAACTATATAGCTCTTAGGTGGGTGAGTATCCTTTTCTAATTTGTCCAGCCTCGCCCTTACAGAGCCCATTTGTTGGTCTAGTTCGTTTTCTTCAAATACATACTTCATTATACCCTTTATTACTGTGGGTGTTAAAATCTTTACTATAGCTAGCATTTATAATCCTTTGTTTAGGTTACCAGTCGTTTTCTGATTTCTTTTTTATGAACTTATCTTTTAAACCATTGCCACTAAGCCAGCTCATTATCTCTACTATAGCTTTATAACTTCTATTCATTTCACTTAGTTTGATTTGGTTCTCTTTTTGAGCATTAATAAGCCCTATAAGTATATTACGGAAATCCTTATCCATAATATCTTCCAACCTTTCAAAAGATTCTCTTAATTCTTTTTGCAGTTCATCTTGGATAAACTTATTTTGTTTCCATATGAAGAACCCAAAGGCAACACTCATCGCCACTGGAACTCCAAAGGTCTCTAATACATTAAAAATATCCACTACTGGTTGTTATCCACAAAGTGTTCTATAGTGCCCTTGCCAGGACCATTGTAAATTTCTTTCCAGTATTTAGCCTGCTTAACCATTCCACTGGGGATTGGCTTGGGGCTTCTCCAGTATTTATATCTACAAAAAGCTACCTGTAGGTATATACTACACAGCACGCTGTTCTCTGGGTCTGTTAAATCAAGTCCACGCTTAACTAGGTGCTCTAATTTTTTTGGTCGGAACTTAAGGTAATTGTCAATAGTGTCATTAATGGTGTCTGGCTCTACCTGAAAGAAACCTAGTGCTGGACCTTTAACTTGTTCTAGGTGTCTGTATCCACTCTCAGCCATACCAGTCCTGTAGACTAGACTCTCTGCATCTTCACTATACATATTCAAGTCCTTAAGTACATAATTAATTATCTTTTTTATTGATTGGTTCATCTTAGTGCCTTCTGATTTGATTTAAATCTTTTTTTGTATTTATTTTTTTCTTTTCTAGTTAACACCCCATCTTCTCTTGCCATATTAAGATATTTATAGAATCTATCAGACTCGTCTTTTGAATATAAAGTCCTTGCCGATTCCTCTAACATATCAAACATTTTATATTTTGCTGTGTATATACTAGGCTCTGAAATGATTTGCCTTAATATAGGTACTTCTCTGTATGGTGGCATCTTACCTTCTAATAATGTTTTACCTGTATTGATACTTCTTTGTAGGAAATTAAAAGTTCCACCACCAAATGCCTGCATCAGATGGTCAAACACCTCTGGACTTATATCTACATAGCCACTCTCTAAATCTGAGCCACCAGTAATTTTATTTAACCACTGAGATATAGCCTTATAATCTATTAGTTTATCATCAATACTTTTAAAATATAGTTGGCTATCTGGCACTTTATCTTTATAGTGTGGTTGGTCAGGATATATTTTCCCTCCCATAAAGTTTTCATTAGAATATACTTCTGCAACTTGTTTAAGACCATATGCTGTTGGAACATATTGTGAAAGACTAGACCCTGAACCAAATGGACTGAATGCTGAGGTAACAGCTTCCATCATTCTAGAAAAAGCTCCTCCAAAAGAAATTTCACCAGCTATACCATCTTCTATAACATTCCCTAAAACGTGGAATACATTATATCCATAGGGGACTTTTATTTTAAATGTTTTTCCCCCTGGCATAACATATAACCAGTGATTATCTTTTTCCCAGTCGCTGTATCTGTCCCAGTCATCCCCACCATTTATTCTGTTTAACATATTTAAGAAGACAGTCATCGCAACCATCCCCATTGTGAAGCCTTTTACTTTCTTGCTTCTTGCAAAGGCTCTCATCCATACATAGTTTCCTTGAATAGTTGCGTTAGAGAACAACCAAAGAGAGTTCATCCAAGTTCCCCATTCTCCTTTTTGGTTAAAATTGACAGTCAACTCCTTCGCTATTTTTGCTGCTTGCTTCTTAGAAAGACCAGACTCTCTAAGGTTTTTATAGGTGGCTAGTCTTACTGCCTGCTCTACAACCATATTCACATCGTTAACCCAAGTACCAAGGTACCTAAAGAATGTTGCTGGGTTTTTGCCCTTGCTTCGCTTCATTACCTTTTCAAGCTCTTTGACCTTATCTTCTACTGACTGAGTCATAAACCAGCCAACTGCAGCACCTTCTTTTTTATATTCTTCGTACCACTTTTTCCAGGTACTATCCTTATAGCCCCTAAGACCCCTTAATACTCCCATTTGTGGACCAAGCGTTAGAACGTCTTTCATTATTTTAGCTGTAATTTTAATATCTGCATCTGCCTGTATATTAATTAGAGCTGTTTGAATATCCCTCTCAAAGTTTGTCAATAAAAACTCTGGGTTAAATGTTGTATATATAGCTCTTAAGAATGAATTAAACTTTTGTGCAAATTTATATGTGGTCCCTGTTCCAACATTCTTCATTGCCTTTAAGAGGGCATCATCGTGTATGGTTATAACTTTTAACTTACCACCTACAAAAACAGATACTTGATTTTCTTGTAGCTTTGAGGGGTCAAAAAATTCAACCTCTCCCTCTTTGTTAAATCTAGGGATATATCTACGACCCTTTGCCTCCCATATTTCAGAAGGGTTTTCTTTTGCTAGCTTGAAGAATTTTTGAGCCACTTTATTTTTTTCAGCCCTTACAATAGCCATCTCAAAGTCTACCAAGGCTTGGACAAATGGGTTGTCAGCTCTTGAATTACGACCTCTCTTGCGTTGGATATCTTTACCTGAAACACTAAACCCTCTTCCACCTGTTCCAAATTTCTTAGTGTTTTCTGATGTTCCTTTTAGTGGGACATAGTTTTTATAGACAGTCTTTCCTTTAAATAAATCATATGTTTTTTTATCTATCAAACCACCCTCATAAAGAGCTTTTAGCCTGCCTTGTACAACCTTTTTGTAGAATTGTGTAGCAAATTTATGTATGCCTGAACCTCTGAACTTTTTGATAATATCTTTAGCTTCTTTGTCTGACATTCCTGAGCCAGTACCTTCAAAGCTAGGGTCATCTTCGTGTACCTTTTTATTTCTTTCAATAGCGTGTTTTGCGTATAAATACT